CGTGTTGATATCAATCAGAGATAGGTCTTCGCCGACCGGAGGTCCGCCATCGAGCTGAAAATCAAACATTGTCGGCGAAGGCCATTCCTTTTTCTGGCGCACATGTCGTTCGATCATGTGCGCCATAAGAAGCGCATCCTGTCGTCGCCGGAAGACGACGGTGGCAATTTTCATATTTTCGTTCGATGTCCGCCACGCAAACACCGAATTTGCATTACTGTGCAAAGTAAAAACCTTTTTGGGCTTTTTTTCGCCCCGTGGTACACGCGTCGGCGGACGTGCGATGGTCAACATCCCGTTTACGTTGAAACGTGGGGATTCTTTACGTAGCGATCAGCGACGCTGTCCGTCTCCTGACCTTTGTAGCCCGCGTACGACTTGGTCAGAACGAGCCATAGGGCGACGAACCCTGCTGCGGCCAGAAGTGGACCAGATTTCATTTCTTATTACAGGCAAACATTTTCATTTACCGCGACCTCGATTTCTTCGTTGACGACTTCCGTGACGACTTCGGGGACGACTTCCGTGACGACTTCGGGGACGACTTCACCCCCCGTGATGACTTGCGCATTTCTGCGCGAGTCGCTGTGAGTAGGAACCAAAGAGCGATGGAACTAACTACTAAAAAAATAAGAAGAGGCTGTGTTTTCATTTACTCTAAGCAGACATATTCACTCACCTGAGATGCGTGTCCAAAAATCCTCAATCTTGTGTGGCTCATCAACGACCGGTTTCTTCTTCTTGGCCGCGACATCCGCGACCGCCTCGGCTTCTGCTGCCGCTACAGCAGCCTTGGCTTCTTCGGCCTCGGCCTCAGCCTCCTTTTCGAGTTTTTTGAGTTCGTACATGATATCGGCCAACGAAAGTCGGTCGCAGATATCATCCACGTCGATGTCACCACCCTGTGCGGCGGCGAGCATTTCGGCAAAAACACGTTTCGGACGAGTCATATCTCTCATGGTCGGAGATAAAAGCTCGTTTTGTCGGACGCGCTCAGGGCTTTTTTAAAATCAGGATTGTTGAGTACGCACTCGCGTATCAGAATCCATAGGTCGGACCGGTCCGAAATTCCTTCGAATGTGTCCCATCGCATTTCCGTATTTTCATCGTGATTCTTTTTAAACGGAACTTGATTCGTTTCCATTTTGGTACGTTGGTCATAAAATTTTTCTATGACGTCCGTCTGTTCTACGGCCGACATGGGAAGATCGAGTACGTATACGTGGTAGACACTTATCGTATCGGCATCCGCCTCTGTATCACCCGGTCCTTTGTAATCGGTCGAGAACCGAAAATATGTATAGGCACCACGTTTCATATCTATAGTCCCCCTGGTCTCTTCGTGTAGTTCACGAACTGCGCACCGTAAGGGGTTATAGACTTCGCGGCGGCGACACCCGCCTGTGACAAACGTCCACTCTTTGTATCGTCGGTCGTGTACGATGAGCATGTGTGGTCGGTTACCGATCATCGTCACTGGAATAGCTATCGATTTGTGTCTCTGACGTAGATGCGGATCGGCCATGGCGGTCGCCCTCTACCATGGGGCCTTCAAAAAAATTAGCCATTGTACGCGTGGACGGATCGTACGTAATCAGAAACAAAAGCCCGATGAGCAACACCCATCGCCAAATCTGCATTTCTTACTCCTAGGGTAGGTTTTTAAGAGCTGTAAAGCAGGGCGCCCATACCAGCCTGAATACGAAGTACGTTGTAGTTTACGGCGTACAGGTATGCGGCGTTGGTATTCTGCGAGTTTTGGTTCAGGGTCTTGACGCTGATGGTCGAAGGGGTCACTATGCGGTAGGTGTCGATGCGCGAAAAGTTGAGCGTACCGGTCGGCTGTAGCTTGGCGGTGTCGAGGCAGAACGGCACGATCGCGACGTTCGACACGGCACCGAAGGGTGCGTAGCCGTTCGGCGTGTGGTAATACTGGGTCGCGTCCACCCAGTTGATCAGCGCCTTGGACTCACCAATGTCCACGCCGTTCACCTGCGCCTTGAACTGAAGCTGGGACGCCGCCGACGCGCTCGAGTTGTACACCGACGTGTAGCTGTTGGACGAAAACGCCAGATACTTGATCGGGTGGGCAAAGGCGAGCTCCATCACCGGCGTGGCCGGGATGAACTGGCGCTGGACCTGGGTGATGAGCATGTCCTGTGCGTTCTTGGCAAAGTAATCACGCTCGGACTGATCGAGGTAGATGAAGTTGGTCCACAGGATGTACTGCAGAGAGCCGTAGGTTGCCGAGGGCCCGACGAGGCTCGCGCCGCTCGTAGCCGCCAGACCGAGGTTCGCCGACCAGGTGATACGGATCTCGACGTCGTGGTACTGGAGCGCCACGAGGGGCAGGGCCGACTGCCAATCCTTGCAGAAGAAAAACTTGAGAGCCTGGAAGGAGTTGGTGGTCGCACCCGGGTTGATACCGCCGGCGTACGGTGCGAGCAGGCGCTGGTTCACATTCACAGAGCCGACAACCGGCTCGATGTTATTCATCCATTCGCTGTCCTGCATGTCAATCACCTGGCCGCCGATGAGCAGCTCCACCTTGTCGATGATGTTCGAGGTCCAGTTCAGGTTGGGAACCATGGCGCCGTTACCATCGCGGGCCGTCAGGTACACGTACGACAGGAGGTCACCCTTCTTCTCGAAGCGGATCGTGGAAATACCACCAGCTGACGGAGTACCGCTAATCAGCTGGCGCTCGACCGAGTTGGCGAAATGCGTGTAGCGCTTGTACGACGAACGGTAGAATGAAACCTCGGGTTTACCGGTGAGGTATGCGTCCTGAGCGCCAACCGCGACGAGCTGAACAATACCACCGCTCATTTACTCAGAGGCGGTATTTTTTTTTCACTTTGCGTAATCCGAAAACGCCGGCTGAGCGAGTGGGTTGTTTGCCCGGACAGATTTGGCCAACGTCAGATCGGCCCGGATTTCGTTCCCTTTGAACACGTTGAGCTTGTCGTACTGGGGCGGAACGTACATGTAATTCTTTGATCCGTCGGCCGGTCGAAGAGGCAGCGAGCTCGCCTCGAGACGGGTTGTCGTGTTCGCACCGAGCTGACCGACCGGATCGGCGCGAACGTTCATACGACCGGCGTTCGCCGCCCGGTCGGGATTCACGCGATTCTCTGACCAGCGCGTCATGCCGTTGTTAAGCAGCGTGCTGTCGTACGCCTGGCCGATCATGTACTGGGCCGGGCCGTCACCGAGCGTGTCATCACGGTACCCGGTCTCCTGGCGGTTAGTCGTCCGGCGCGTCTTTTGGAAATCGGGACGACCCTCCGGTGCAGTGAGAGCACCGCCCTGACCCTGGCCGCGATTCTGGGTCGGGGCACGCGTCCACGTCTTGGACGCCTTGGCGTGGTGTGTAATTTCACCCATCGTGGTACCGCCATTCTTGACGACGGCGTTTGCCGGTCCGCCCCAGTTTCCTTCGAGGTTATGGAGACGCTCCTCGTTGATGTTGTTTGGCAGGACGCGGAAAAACTGTTGAAACCCGCCTGCGGCCGGCGTATTGGGATCGAGACCGAGACCGCGACCGACATTCACCTTTTCGCCCGGATTCAGGTTGTTCATCCGGTTCGATACATTTTCGCGCGCCGACACGTCATACACGGGCTGGCCGAACGGAAACCGTCTCCCGTCCTTGACCCAGGCGTCACCCATGTTCGGTGCAATTTCTTTGGGTTTCAGGCGCCAATCACCTGCAAACCCACGTCCGATGTCGGGAGTCATAATTGTTTCGTCGAACACGGGGTCCTGTGACCGCCGAAATTCAGATTGTACAAGATCACGACGCGTGATGGGCTGGGGTGGCATCGTCGCGGCGTCATATTCAGTCGGAGTCGCGTCGCTCTTTCGTTTACCTACGTAGACGAGACCTGCGACTGCGGCCAATGACAATAGGTCCATATATAATACACTTTATATTTTACTTCTTTGCGTAGCGCTGAGCGTACGAGTCAGTCTGGTACATGGCGTACGTGCTGACCGGATCGTCGAGCTGGACGCGAATCTCCTTCTCGACACCGTACAGGATAGGAAACTCGAAAGGTTTCGCGTCATAGTACTTGTTGTGACGGGACGTGCTCTGGGAACGAAGGGAATCGTCCGTCATGACCATATCGACGTAGTTGGTGTTTTTGGGGCCGATCCAAACACCCTCCTCGAGAACAAGATCTCCAGTCTGAAGGCGAGGCATTCTCTTTTACTCTAGACTGGGTAAATTTTCTAGCGACCATTGCCACCGCGCATCTGTACGCGCTCGGGAAAACGGGCGTTCGGATTACCTTCGGGGTCGCACGCCCACGGCGTGTCGCGGCACTGAGGCTCGAACGGCCGACCGTACGCCGCCTGAGCGAACGTCGACTGGTCGTTCGGAATGGTCGAACTGGCT